CGGTCGCCGATCATCACTGTCTCGCCACCCTGGCTCTTCAGCAACCTGGGGCAAGCCTTGTCTTTCAGAAATTTGCCAAGCGCCGTTGGCGTGCCCCGCCTAGAGGTAATGTTGAAAACTCGGCCATATTCTGCGTAGTCTAGAATGATCTCCTCGCACAGGACGGTTTGTGTCCAACCTTCATGCTCAAGCAGCAGCTTGCCCTCTTCAAGTTTGTGGTGCCACCAGCCCTCCATCGGAGTGAGTGAATGGACCTTTTGATCCCGCAGCGCCTGGGTTTTCGGCAGGTTGCGCACCTGATAGTCGGACAGGTCATAGGTGAGCAAATAATGCAGCAGTGACTCATAGCCACCTTCCTCCATTTTCGCTTGAATCTCACCAAAATAGGCAATGTCCTGGATATGTTCCTTGCCTACATCTAACACGCAAAAACGTCGTTCCATCGGCCCCGCTGGCACCACCCAATCCTCGTTGCTCGCCATGATGATATGAAGACAGTTTGCTTTCATCTCCGAGTCAATACCCTTGGGAGTCACCATGATGGCCTTTTCCGTGACCAATGTCTTGAGTGTGCTTGCGTGCCTCTTGTCACCTGCGTAAAAAGCCTCATCGGCAAACAGCACCACGCAATCACGCAGATGGACGTTGAATTGACCTGTCAGATGTTCAGCATTGGAGACGTGAAGGAAATGACGGCCAAACAATCGGCCGAACGTGTTAGCCAAAAAGCCTTTGCCGACACCCTGCTCACCCCGCAAGACAATAGCAGTTTCGCCCGGTCGCCCTGGCTTTTGGATAGCCGAGGCCATCCAACCAATGACATACTTGTAGAGCGCCTCATCCCCACCGCAGATGTTGGTCTTAATATGCTCAAGTAGCAACTCGTGCGCATTTCCCGGTTTTCCTTCAAAGGCATAGCCCCGCCACATATTGTAACAATTCTCAATATCACGCTCTGGACTGAAAATGACCTCTTCAAATTGCCGGCGCTTGGGATGGCTGAGCCACCACTTGCCCAATGGGACAAAGCGCGGATTGCCCTTGGCGTCGGTGCCGCATTCAACCAGCTTGTTCATATACTTCTTTGAGAAGTCCTCAAAGGTCATCAGCACCAGTTTGTACCGATCCAACGTGACATCCTTTTGCTCATAGATGACTCGTTGCTTACCACCCATCGTCACTACAGCATATCGGTCATTCAGTTTGGCCAAATGTGGATCAATGGCATTTTCCCGAGCCCGTTCAATCTGTCTGGCTGCATAACTCTCTTGACCACTGCCTTTGTCAATCACCGAAGCACTGATGCGAAATTCAGGGTCAGAAATGATGGCATAAATATCATCATTTGACAATCCACCCCGGACCAACTCACAGCAGACGTAAAACAAGGCCTCACTCCGTGACGGAAATCGCTCTGGTTTGTCAGGATCGGTCCCTTGAACAATGACCACCTTGGCCAGGTCCGATACCTTGCCACCCAATTCATTGATGTCATCAATCCGCTTCACATTCCCGGACACCTTCACCTTGGTGTTAGCCGATCCAAATCCTTTTGTTTCTGTTTGAATTGGTGTAGCCTGAGTGAATTTGTTGATCGGATAGACATTGTCGTTGAATTCGATGAGATAGGCTAAAGTCGGGACTCTGCCTTTTGCCAATTTACGTTTGTCTGGCCGGTTAATTGTCCCCACGAGGCGCATGATGCGGTCACAATTATGGCATGAATCTCCACCATAGGCCAATTCCAGGGCCTGATTGTACCGCTTGGCGTCCTCATAGGCAGCTTCTCGACCTTTTATGGGGACAGAAATTTCAAGCCTGAAAAATAGCTGCACCCCACCACCCGAAAATAGTGAGACGGTCGGCATCGGTATCCCCACCGGCGGCTCCTGGGCCAACTTCAAGAGCCGAATTTGTTCCTTGTCAGCATCTTCCCCGGCCCGTTTATCTACATCGACATGCAACCAGTCCATTGATTCAACATCTTCACGCATCGGCTTTTTGCTTACAGGATAACGGCAAGGATTCACCGAGAAATAGATGTTGCGATCAACACCGTATTTCTCAAGCCACTCAAGCACCTTATCTTGTTCAGTGAGTGTGGTTGTGATAATGGACTTTTTATCAAGACTTATCGCCGTTAAAATCCAAGGCCCACCAGGTCTCCATCGCTCCAGAAATTTTACAGATTCTTTATAGTTTGTTTTCAATTATGCACTCCTTTGATGAAATAGCCATTGGCGTCTCGTGGGATGGCTCTTAGTTTGGCAATAGTTTCCGGTGAGTGTCTTTTGCCCGTGTGGGCTTTGCTCATGTTGGCTCTAACCTCTGGTGAGGCCTTCCGCCCCAAATTAGCTTTCCTTCGTTTGATTTTGGTCTTGGCCTTTTCTTCGTCCGATCTGGCGGCCCAGGTTGCCTGGTATTTTGCGTGGATGACGGCCTTTTCCACGTCTGACCTGTTGATTACATTTGCTCTTTGCTTGGCACGAAATTCCGGTGTGCAGCATGTCTTGAGGCGTTTTGCTTGTGTGGCAGCCTTTTCTTCGTCCGATCTGGCGGCCATAGTCGCTAAACGCTTTGTGATGGATTCCGGTGACATTTTCATACCCAGATGGCTTTTGCTTATCTTAGCCTTGGTTTCCTCAGAGAGTTTCCTACCTATAAGGCCCTTCTTTATTTTGGCTATATGTTCGGGTGGACGTGTTAAAGCATAAGCCCTCATCTTGGCCTTGGTTTCAGAGGAACGTTTCTTGCCTTTAAGGGCCATTGACATTTTCTCTTTATACTCATCACTGCTCATTGATTCTAACATCTTATGCCGTATTTTTGGGTCACTCCATTGTTTCTGTACCGATACCCTCAGTTTGACTATATGCTCCCCAGAACGGGGCTTACCAGTATTAGCTAAGCGGGCTGCCTCGGTAGCTTTGGTCTGTCCAGCCCTCATTCGAGCATCAAATTCCGAGGATTCTTTTCTCTTTTTAGCGATGGCAACACTACCAAGATTACCAGCAAGTTTACTGGCTTGCACCGCCGCCTCATGATCAAAACCCTCACCACCATCACTAATATTATACAGCAGCCCCTGGCCATAGAAGCCTCGGTAGAACTTAATATAGTGTCTCTCAAGTTCCAACTGTGTAGATTTGTCATAAGAGAACTCAATCGGCTCAACTGTGAAGTTCTCGCGGCCATGTTTCCTCACGGCGTTTTTGAGATACTTACCACTGCCCAGGTAGGACGGGCAGAAAGTGTGGCTTATCTTCATGCCAATGTAGAGCATCCCGTTGAGCAAATTGGTGGTCTTGTATATGTATCCATATGGTTTCATTATTCCCCACCCTCAATAATCGCAGTCAACTCATCTACATCCAAACCTTTTGTCCAATGTGCTCGTGTGTGTTGGTACAATTCTGCTCGTGTGGCCGTGCCCAGATATTCGCACGCTACATCACCCCGAAACAATAACCATTCCCGCCCACATTGTAGCATCACCCAGGCTCGGCCCCCGCGTCTGGTGCGCCGCCTGATCCAGACCTTTTGTCCAGCAAGCAATGGATGGTCCAGCTTCACTGGAGTGCCCACCCTCTTTGGCCAAGCCCGCAACCACTTACATTCGATCCAGCCGCCGATGAAATTGACATCCGGCGTGCCAGGTCTGGCTGGATTTTCAACCGCGACAGCATCCAGTTTCTTGAGCCGGTCACACAGATTTGTTCTCATATCAGATTCAGCCATGATCACTCCCAATAGCACAACACTCGTGCTTCCTTGAACAAAGCCACCGTCTTGTCAACACTTTCCTGCCATCGTGCCAAATAGTCCGATGTTGGTGGCAAACAAATCACCCTGGCAATCCTGGCCTGAATGATGTTCATAGCGCATCGGCAACAAGGCACTGTATTGGCATACATTGTGTAGCCGGTCACATCTTCATGAGCAAATAACAAGGCGTTGGTCTCGGAATGAACCACCAACTCATATTTGGTTGGTCTATGGCTCAATCGTTTCGGCTTATCTCCAATCAGAGCCGGAAAGTTGTTGTATCCATAACTGACAATGGACCGATCCGGCCGGACAATAATTGCCCCGCATTTTGTGCTGGGGTCTTTTGACCAACTGGCCACGATATCCGTCACCTGTAAAAATCGTTCATCCCACTTACTTATGTTAGGTCCCATCTGGCCACCTCCACCTTCTTACACATTAAACTGACTGCGATAACTTCTATATTCAATGCCTGAAATTCACAGGCAACATGAGGATGCCAACCATATTTCTGACTCCCGGTTGGTAGCCCACTCATCAGGAGCAGCATCCAATT